GCCCGCGCTCATGACGGGCGGCTTGAAGATTCACGAAATCAACATGTCGAACGAAGATGCTCAGTTGTTAACGACTCGTCAGTTTCAAGTCGAGGACATTGCCCGAATCTTTGGTGTACCGCCTCACATGATCGGACACACGGAAAAGTCAACGTCGTGGGGTAGCGGTATCGAACAGCAATCAATCGGTTTCGTCAAATTCACGTTGCATCGTCACCTTGTCGAGATCGAGCAAGAGTTGACGAGAAAGCTGTTCAAGCAAGCGAATCACAAATTCGAGTTCTACACCGCGGGCTTGGAACGCGGCGACATCAAGACGAGAAACGAAAGCTATCGCATGGCTCTCGGTCGCGCGGGTGAACCCGGCTGGATGACGGTCAATGAAGTACGCGCGTTGGAAAATTTGCCACCGATTGAAGGCGGCGACTCAATCACACAAACTGAAGGAACGCAAAATGAATCCGTACTACCGACTGCTGATCAGTAATCGCGGCGTTGGCGAGTTCAAGGCTCGCGAGACGAAAAACGAAGTCGCGACCGTTTATCTATACGACGCAATCGTTAACAGCGAGATCGAGGCTGAGATTTTCGGCGGTGTCGAACCGAAACAGTTCGCACAAACCATCGCAAGCATCAAAGCATCAACGATCAATCTGCGTGTGAACTCACCTGGCGGCTCCGTTTTCGCCGCCCGTGCAATGGCGCAAGCGTTGAAAGATCACCCCGCTCGGGTGATTGCTCACGTGGACGGACTCGCGGCAAGTGCCGCATCGTTTCTGATCATGGCGGCTGACGAGATCGTCATGGCTGAAGGTTCGTTTTTGATGATTCACAACGCATGGTCGATGGCTATCGGCAACGCGGAAGGTTTCAGACAAGAGGCTGACTTGCTCGACACGATCGACAACTCGTTGATCAAAACGTACGCAAAGCGTACGGGCATGGCAAAGAGTCAAATCGCTGAGATGATGGCAAACGAGACGTGGATTACTGCGGAAGAAGCCGTGCAAACGGGTTTCGCTAATCGCACGGCTGATCAAACCGTTGAAACAGCAAACGAATCAATCGTTCAAGCGCACTGGGATTTAAGCGCATACGAAAACAAAAGCGACGATGAACACGACAACGACCCGTTTGTGGAAGATGAAGCCGCAAAACGCAAACGTCGTTTTGATCTCGCCAAACGCGCCTTACGGGTGCGTTCACCGGACTGAGTCGCGTTCTCGCGATCAGACAGAGCCACTCATTCGAGTGGCTTTTTTTTATCTACTGAAAGGAGTCTTAAATGACTAGCATTCAAAATCTGCGAGAACGCCACGCTATTCTCGCCAAGCAAGCCAACGAGTTTCTCGATGCAAACGAAGCTAATTGGACAGCCGAGCATTCCGAGAAATGGGACACCATGTCGAATGAACTCGACGCGCTTGAGCAAAGCATCAAGCGTCGCGAAGCGATGAACGTTCGCCAAGTCAGCGACGACGAGTTAAGCCAGACGATTGAAGCTGTTGATCGTGTCGCGCACAAGTCGGACGACAAAGCCAAGTTCGATCATTTCAAGAACTGGTTGCAGACGGGTGAGATCAAAGCCGAGATTCGCGCTGAGATGTCAACGAATGTCCCCGCTGAGGGCGGTTACACCGTTCCGACTTATGTCGCGGACCGTTGGATAGACGCACTGAAGGCGTACGGCGGCATGCGCGAAGTGTCGACGATTTTGTCCACCGGATACGGTAACGAGATCAACTACCCGACCAGTGACGGTACGAGCGAAGAAGGCGAGATTCTCGCTGAGAACGCCCAAGCGTCTGAACTCGACCCTTCATTCGGCATGGTCGCGTTGAACACATTCAAGTACAGTTCCAAGTCGGTTGCAGTGCCAATTGAACTGCTGACCGATGCGGCGTTCAACATGGAAGCGTTCATCGACGAGCGACTCATCACGCGTCTCGGTCGTATCACCAACAAGCACTTCACGGTTGGCACTGGTAACAAAGAGCCAATGGGCATTGTGACCGCCGCGGAGCAAGGAAAGATCACCACCTCGTCCGAACTCAACTACGACGATTTGATCGACATTCAACACTCGGTCGACTACGCGTATCGTGAGTCAAGCGCATGTGCGTTCATGATGCACGATTTGACGGTAGCCGCAGTACGCAAGATCAAAGACCAGTATGGTCGTCCGATCTTTGTGCCGGGTTATCAGTACGAAGGCGTTGGCACGATGGCGAACCGTTTGCTCGGTACTCGCGTTGTCACAAACGACAACATGGCACCAATCGGCGCAGACGCGAAGTGCATTCTGTTTGGTGACTTCAGCCGCTACATCGTGCGCGATGTACGCGAGATGATGATGCTCCGCATGACAGACTCGTACTACGCACGTCGTGGTCAAGTCGGTTTCTTGATCATGTCACGTCACGGCGGCAACTACGTCGACGCGGGCGGTGCGGTCAAGTACCTCCAAATGGCTTCAAGCACGGTCAAGAAGTCTAGCTAAACCCGCGACAGCCCCCGATCATTCGTGGTCGGGGGCGACAAAGGCATTGATCAGTGGACAACTACAACTTTATCCGCACCGAGACGGTTCAACGACCAAGCGAGCCGTTGCTGACGCTTGAAGAAGTCAAAGCACATTTGCGCGTCGACAGCGATTACGAGGACGACTACATCGCGTCGCTTGTTAGCGTTGCGACAGACGAAGCGGAAGAAGTCACTCGTCGTCGCTTTGGCGATCAAATCGTCAACGCGTATTTCGAGCATTGGCGACCCATCACGCTTTACAAATGCGGTGTCGTTCAAGACATTGAACTGTACATGCGCGATGAAAAAGGCGAATGGGTGTTGATCGAACCAGACAAGTACGAATTGATTCGTGCTGTTCCCGCGTTCATTCAATATCACGATAACTTCAGCGAGCCGACGCACAAGAACTGGTACGAGTTGGTCAAAGTCAGCGTGTCGTGTGGCGAGCCGTTGCCCGCGACCGTGCGTCATTGGATGCTTTTGCGAATCGGTACGCTGTACGACAACAGACAATCCGACGCGGAACGTCCGAGCAAACCGCAAGAGTTTGCGACCGAGTTGTTGAACATTCACAAGATTATTGACTTTTGATGCAAAGCGGAAAATTACGACGACGCGTGACGATAACTGCACCGCAGTCGAGCGTCGACGCGTACGGTCAGAAAACAAACGACTATCAGCCAATCGCTGAAGTGTTTGCTGATATTCGTCCGATTGGCGGGAAGGAAAAACTCCGCGCGATGGCGTACGACACCGTATTGACGCACGAAGTACACGTGCGTTATCAACCCGCATTGTTGCCGACAATAGACGCTGACGCATGGCGCATCGTGTACGGCGATCGTGTATTCGAGGTGATTAGCGCAGTCGATTGGATGGACAATCGACAGTGGATTGTTTTTGAGGTGCGCGAAGTTGGCAACTGAATTCAAAATTGACGGTTTGTCAGAACTCGACAAAGCGTTGAAGCAACTTCCCGCACGTGTGGAAAAAAACGTCATGCGTGGCACGATACGCGCCGCCGCGATGGTTGTTCGAAATCAAGCCAAGCAATTAGTACCCGTAAAGACGGGAAATCTCAAACGCAGTTTGCGTGTATCGGGCAAGTCAAAAGGCAATCGTATTAGTGCTGAGATCATCGCGGGCGGTGGTAAGAAAAACGTTTATTACGCGCACATGGTCGAATTCGGCACGAAGCGACACACGATCAAAGCAAAAAGCGGCAAAGCGTTGAACATTGACGGTGGCGCTTTTAGTCGTGCGAATCATCCGGGCATTGCGCCACGTTCGTTCATGCGAACCGCAATGGACACGTCAACAAACGAAGCATTTGCAAAAGCGGTCGATTACGCAAAGACGCGTTTGATCAAAGAGGTAGAGAAACTTGCAAGCCGAACTAATCGTAAGTGAGATGATCGCCACGCAAGAAATGATGGACATCGTTGGCGATAAACGCGCATTGGCACGACTGCCGCATAACACGCACATGCCCGCGCTTGTGTACAACATCGTGAATGACGTTCCCGACCCGATGGTGAACTACAAATCAAACACGTTGCACAAAGCGCGTGTTCAATTTGATCCGTTGGCACATACGATTCAAGAGGTCAAACAGATTCAAGACGCGATTCACAACGCGATGAATTTCAAACAAAACATCGGTGTTGGCGAAGCGTTNGTCGTTTGGTCTCGACTTGACTTGATCGGTCAGATGGACAAAGACGACGAAACGAATGTATGGACGCAAAGCGTCGATTACATCTTGCAGTATTACCCGAAGGTTTAATTCGCCGACAGTCGTCGGTGATTTTTTAACAGCCCGTCCTTGCGGGCTATTTTTTTATAAGGAAGATCGAAATGACAGTTCATACCTCCGCAGGGACCAAGCTATCCCTATCCGCTGACACTCCCGCAACGTTTGACTCAACCGGCTATGAAGCATTGACGTATACGCTTGTTGGTGAGATCACCGACCTTGGTGAGTTTGGTCGCGAGTATTCATTGGTTACGCACAACCCGATCGGAAATCGAGGCACTCAAAAGTACAAAGGCTCATTCAATGAAGGAACGATGAATCTCACGATCGGCTTTGACACTGACGACGCGGGTCAAACGTTAATGAAAACAGCGTCAATGTCTGATACGCCATATAGCTTTGAAGTGGAAATGCAGAACGGCGACAAATACTACTTTGAAGCAATGGTGATGTCATTCAAAATCAATGTCGGCTCGGTCGACTCGATGACCACAGCGAGTGTGACGCTTGAATTGACGACATCAGACGACGGTACGGGTGTTGTTGAAGTTTTGCCTACACCACCCGCACCGACTGCAAAATCAAAGTCAACAGCAAAGTCGGCTGACTAAACGATATGCCAACAAAGGCTAAAAGCGCACCGACCCGTCGTCGTTCTCACCTCTCGCGGGGTGAGGCGGCGGCGGGCACGGGCAACCAATCCCCCCGCGAACCAGAGGTAAATAAAATGACTTTTGATATTTCCAGCCTAGCAGTACAAGACACCGCTACGATCGTTCTTGAAAACGTGGACGGTGAACCGTTAACCAATAAC